AAAGAAAACGGAAGGCCGATATTTGCCAGCTTCATAGGTTCAATTACGCATCCGATAAGGGAAAGATTGGTTAAAGAGTTACAAGGAAAAGAAGGTTATTTTATAAGCACAGAGCCAACAAGTTTACATAGTTACTGCTACATAATGTCAATGAGTAAATTTGTACTTTGTCCGAGAGGTTACGGTAAAACGAGTTTCAGGATTCAGGAGGCTTTGCAGTATGGGGCTGTCCCGATTTACTTGTCAGACGAACACCTATTTTCAAACGGATGTTTAGTCTTTGATAGTCTTGAAAAGATTAGGGTTGATAGTTTTGATATATCTCAACCGTATATGCTAAGAACGATATTTCAAAATTGTTACACCTACTCAGCAGTATCAAACATGATTTATGAAAATTTATAATTATGAAGAGAAGTGATTTTTTAAAATCTTTAGGAGGATTTGCGATTGCTTTTAGCGGAGTGGGTAAGCTGGCTATTATAGAATCGCCTGTAGTTGCTGCGCCTATAGTAACAGCTAAGTATATAGCGGGTTATGTAAAGATGTCAAAACAAATGATGGCAAATCTTCCTTTCTTACAATCTGTATTGCCGGAAATGTTATTGAAAGATTATTATAATAAAGAAAATGACAATCTACATTCCCTATAAACACAACGGCGAAGATGCTTTAAAATACGCTTTAAGAGGTATTGAAAAGAACTTTCCCCATGATGTAGTATTAATCACCGACACCCCTCCCGAATGGTACAAAGGAAATATTCTTTACAAACAGGATGTTTCATCAAGAAAACAACTTAACTTAATATCAAAATTATTTGAGATAAAAGATGAACAATTCATTTACTGGAATGACGATCACTTTTTAATTAAACCAATAACCGAAATTAAAAACTGGTATGAAGGAACAATCAGTCAAGCACTCAAAAAAGCACAGGGAAGATATTACCAGGCAGTTGGAAACACTTACGAACACTTTGGAGATGTTAAGTATTATGATATTCATACTCCGTGCATCCTTACAAGAGAACAAGTACACCGAGTATTTAGACTTGAGTGGGGTGATAAAGAGTTCGTTATTAAATCGGCTGCCTTATGTCAGGAAGAGGGCGAAGAAATGAAAGATTTAAAAATAAACAGGCCGGTAAGTATGACGGCTATTGAACATTTAATAAAAGACAGAACATTCTTTTCAACCGGACCAAATGGATGGAAAACGCCAATGATAAATCTTTTAAATATAATGTTCCCGCACAAAAGCAAGTGGGAAAAGAGTCTCACAGGATAGGTTTAATATTAGGTTAATGGTAAAGTCCGGGTGTTTCTACATTCGGGCTTTTTTTGTTATATTCGGGTTATGAATATTCATCATTACATTCACTATGACCAACATGATGAACATACAATCATCAAATTATTAAAAAAAATTCTTATGGAACAATCAGAATTAGCGCAACAAATGACAACGCTAACAACTCAGTTAGAGAAGGTGTTTACAGAAATTAACGCAAAGCTCACAGAACTTGGTGATGCTATTGAGGCCGCAGATGATGTAGCTCCTGAAGTGGTTACAGCGTTTGACGCTTTAAAAGCCTCTGTTCAAAAAACGGATGACATAGTTCCTGATGCGCCTCCTCCAACCGAGTAAACTCTTTTTTTAACGTTGGTTCTTGGTACGTCCGGCTATTTTTATAGTTGGACTTTTTTTATTATATTTACTCTGTTCAAAATTAAAGGGAAGTTTTTCTTCCAAGTCAATTTCTTGATCCCCCTGCATTCTCTATGTGGGGATTCTTTTAAACATCGGTTAAGGTGTTTCATAAACTAAAGTGTTAAGTCCTTGCATTTCCATGTGAGGACTTTTTAATGTGAAAAAAAGATTGGGCATATTTAAATATTTAATATTACCTTAGTTTCCCAGAAGGACTTAATCTCCTTTCTGACAAATGAAAATATTGAAAGCAAACGGGTATCCGATCGCTAATATTAACGCCTCTACTATTGTAGGGGCATTGTCATTTAATAACGTTCCATGTGAAACAAGATTATGAGTGAAGAAAACAAAGGGGGCAGACCTCCATTATTTGAAACAGATGAGCAGCTTTCGGCAAAGGTTGAACAATATTTTCATGATTTACAAAAAGAAGGGTATGTAAGGCCTGCAACAATAACAGGATTAGCTCTTTACTTAGGTTTTGAATCAAGACAATCGTTTTATGACTATGAAGATAAGGACGGGTTTTCTTACACAATAAAAAGGGCAAGGCTAAGAATTGAAAATGAGTATGAAGAAAAGCTATCTGGGAATAATTGTACGGGTTCAATATTCGCATTAAAGAATTTAGGCTGGAAGGATAAAACAGAAACTGAATTATCTGGGCAAGTGGGGGTTATTTGGAATGAGCAAAAGCGGTATGAAACCAAATGATCCTGAATTTCAAACAAACCACAGCTCTTGACTTTTTAGAAGATGACAAGACAGAAGAAGTTCTTTTTGGTGGTGCAGCAGGGCCGGGCAAAACAACTTTAGGTTGTTACTGGCAATTAAAGCGAAGATTGAAGTTTCCAGGTACAAGGGGGTTCATAGGCCGGGCAGTAATGAAAACCTTGAAAGAAACTACCCTGATGACGTTTTTTGAGGTGGCTAAGATGCAGGGAGTAAAAAGGGGTGTTCATTTCGATTTAACGAGTAGTCAAGATAAAGAGTTTCCAAATTGTTTGACGTTCAGAAATGGTTCTTTGATATTCCTACGAGATTTGTTTAGTTATCCGAGCGATCCAGACTTTGACGAATTAGGTTCCTTAGAGATTTCAGACGCTTACATTGATGAGTGCTCACAGGTAGTCAGTAAGGCAAAGGATATTCTTAAAGTCAGGATTCGTTATAAGCTGACCGAGTACAACTTAATCCCTAAGATTCTCTATACTACCAATCCGACAAAGAATTGGGCTTATAGTGAGTTCTACAAGGCACACCAAAGAAACGAGTTGTTAGACCGGAGAAAGTTTGTTCAGGCTTTTGCTTGGGACAATCCAGATTACCCTAAAAGCAGTTTGGAGAGTTTAAAGAATATGCCTGAAGGCCCAGAGAAAGAAAGGCTTTACCGGGGCAATTGGGATTACTCAGATGATCCGTCCGTACTCTGTGAGTTTGACGCAATCATGGATATGTTTACAAATGACCATGTAGAACGGACAGGAAAGAAAAGGATTAGTAGTGACTTAGCAATGCAGGGTAGAGATAAATTCATTGTGGCGGCTTGGGATGGCCTTGTTTGCCGGTTTGTAGTTGATAAGGGTAAATCAGACGGTAAGTCAATCGAGACCGATGTTAAGCAGGTAATGACCTCAGAAGGGGTTTCACACAGTCACACAATAGTTGATAGTGATGGAATGGGGGCTTACCTGGAATCTTACTTGAAAGGAATAAAGGAGTTTCACGGTGGGGCACAAGCGATGCACAAAAAGGAGTTTGCAAATTTAAAGGCTGAATGCGGTTATAAGTTAGCGGAGAAAGTGAACAAAAGAGAGATCAAGATCATTTGTTCACCGATACAAAAGGAGCAGATAATTAAAGAAATGGGAGTATTAAAAGCAAAGAATGTCGATAGTGATGAGAGTAGGAAGAGGTTGATAGGGAAGGATGATATGAAGGAACAGTTAAACGGGAAAAGCCCGGACTAGTTAGATACGCTAATCATGGGGATGTATTTTCAATTATCAGAATTTATTGTAGCAGTAGCATGATAGAAAAAGATAAACTAGTTGTGTGGGATTATGAAACACAAAAATTATTTATAGAGACATTGATTTCTATATCTAAAGAATTGTGTGAGATAATTAATAGTGAAAAGAAATGAACTTATTTCAAAAGTGGATATTAGGTAAAGAGTTAGTTGAACGGATTCAATTAAAGAGAGATCCGGCTATTCATACTGCCATAAAATACCTAGTTCAGAACGGAAGATTAGTTACCCCTGCGGACAATAAGCAGAACTACATCCAAGAGGGTTACAACAAGAATGCAATTGTTTACGCTGTTTTAAACAAGATTCTTAATAAAGCTGTCCTTCCAGAATGGGGGCTTTATAAGGTTGTGGATGAAAAGAAGTATAAGCAGGCCGAAAAACTACTACTGACAAAAGACCTTAATTTCAAACAGGTTAAAAAGGCTTTACAGTTAAAAGCGGAAGCGGTTGAGCCGTTAACTTCTTTTAATTCACAAGCTACCAAACTAAAGGGCTTACTTAAATACGCAAATAGTGAAGAAACTTATGGCGATCATCAGAGGTCGCTTTTTCTTTATAAACTATTAACAGGTGATTATTTTGAATGGGGTGAAATGCTCAAAGGGGGTGCAAATGCAGGTGTTCCCAATTCGTTATGGAGTTTACCAGCTCACTTAATAAACATCAAAGTAACAAACGATTTCCCTGCAAGGCCTACGGCTTACGAATTATATACATGGCAAAAGCAATTCACAAGAGAAGAAATCTTACATGAAAAATACGTTAACCCTAATTGGAACATTAACGGTGAGCAGTTATACGGGTTCGCACCTTTAAAACCGTTTCTTAAAGTACTAAATAGAAATAATTCTGCGGTTGATGCTTCGGCAGCTAAGTTCCAGAATGGGGGAGCTGAATTTATACTTTGGACTGACGATGATAGATTGGATCCGGTGGAGGGAATGGAGCAAGCAAAAGCGGTAAAGACGAAGTGGAATGAGGAATATTCAGGGCCGGAGAATAAAGGCAAGGTTGCAATTAGTGGGATAAAAATGGGCGGTATGCCAATAGGTTCTACTCCTGTTGAGTTGGGAATAATAGAAAGTGAGAAGTGGGATGCTATAATGATTTGTAACGCTTATGATGTGCCTCCTGAGCTTTTAGGGCTTACACAGAAGACTTATAACAACGTAATTGAAGCTCAGAAGGCTTTGATATTAGGGGCTGTGATGCCACTATTAATAAGCCGTAGGAATGCTTTTAATTGGAAGATTCAAACGGATTGGGGTTTTAAAGACCAGAATATTTACTGTGATTTTGAAACAGATTGTTTCCCTGAGTTAATGCCTAATGCTAAAGAGATCGTTGAAGCTACTAACGGAATAATGATGATTACACCGAATGAGCAAAGGGAAATGATTAACATGGAGGGAAGGCCGGAGCCTGAAGCGGACGAGCCGTGGATCAAACAGGACAGGACTCCGTTAAGCGATTATCAAGGGCCGGATGAAATTGATGACATTTTAAATAGCCAAAATGGAAATGGACAGGCCGCCAACAATGGCCAAGCAAATAATAACGGAAAGCCAGCTAACCAAAATGGCAAAGCAAGAGTTCCCTATGCCAAAGAAACCTTGTCGTGATGTAAGGGCGAGGGTATTAAGGTTAAGGGAGCAATTTGTTTTGATGTTAAAAAGGCAACAAGAAAATGTTACAGATAACACAACAGACGGACGAACAGAAAAGGAAGATGTACAAAAAAGTAAAGAAGAAAAAGCTTATTGAAATGCTTATTGAGTGTAATAAGATTATTGATAGAATAAAACCAGTTGTGATTACTATGAATGATGAATTTGTAGCAGGAACAACATTTACGAATAAGTTACCGCCAAAGATTAAAACAGGAACGTATTTATGACCAAGTACGAGAGAATAAATAGAAAGTTTGAGAAGTTTTTCTTCCCCCGAATTAAACGACCAATTCAGGCAAAGATTAATTCTTTGATAACTGTTATTAATTCACTTGGAGTTAAAGCGGGTGAGGTGTGGGCTAATTCTCAAATAACCAATCCTGAGCTAACAAAAGAGATCGAAAGGTTATATGGTGTTGTAGGAACAAGACACGCCAATGAAGTCACAAGGGGATTGAGAAAAGAACCTAAGATTCAAAAAAAAGGATTCGGTTTTAATGAGGAGTGGGTAAAGTTTATTCAGGAGTATTTAAGGCTTCACTTGATTGAGAACATAACTTTCGACGTAACAGCAACGACAAGGGATTATATGTTACGAGTTATTCAAAAGTCAATTAGCGAAGGATGGGGAGTTGATGAAACTGTAAGGGAATTAAGAGGTTCAGGTTTTGCAGATTTTCAGTCAGCAAGAATTGTGAGAACGGAAGTTAATACAGCAGCTAATGTAGGAGTAATTGCAGCCGGTGAGACTTATGATTATGAAATGCAAAAAGAATGGATTGCGATACACGACAACAGGACAAGAGGTGTAAATCCTAAAGACCATGCAAATCATATTGCGTTGGATGGGGTAACGATTGACTTCAATGATTACTTTGTTGACCCACGAAACGGGGTAAGACTTTTTCAACCTGGAGATCCAAAAGCAATTGGTAGTTCAAAAGATAAGGCAGCAAGTATTATTAATTGTCGGTGCAATATGGCATTAAAACCAAAAAGGGATTCAAGGGGGCGATTGATACCTAAAAGAAAAACAACATCTGTAATATTCCCTAATCAAATAAGACAAGGGAGGACTATTTTAATATGACTTATTCATTCAGAACAAACGGAAACTTTATAGACTTCGTTCATACTGACAATACTAATCAGGCTATTGAAAGTTTATTGAGGTCTTTACATAATACTTCAAGATGTGTAACATGGAGTTTACCAGAGGACACAACACGGATAAGTTTTGTTGTCGATGACATAAGGGTTGACAATTTCCCGCTTAGTGAAGTTGATTTTGATGGAACGGCAATGAACAGTCAGGATGATTTTGAAACGGGTATTACAGCAATGTTTACAGGTTTGGCGGGTGGATTTCCTAGTGGTGGAATTACACTTGATGGCGCAAGTCCTGAAAGTATAACGAGCCTTTGGGCAGGATCACAGGCAGAATATGATGGATTAACGCCAGATGCTTCGACATTGTATTTTATAATATGAAATTAGGAACACAAGATATATCGGCAATTAATTTAGGAACTAATGAAGTTACTAAGGCTTATTTGGGTACAGATGAGGTGTGGTCTGCTGGTGGTTTTCTCCCAACAGATATTACAGGGTTAAAATTATGGATGAAATCTGATAGTCTTTCACTTGCTGACAATGATCCGGTTTCTACATGGTCAGATTCAAGCGGGTTAGGGAATGATTTAACAGCAGCCGGGAGCGCAAGACCAACATATAAAACAAATATTCAAAACAGTTTGCCAGTAGTAAGATTTAACGGTACAGATAATGTGCTTTCGGGAATATTCACAATAACCTATGGTTCTGCTTTTGTTGTATGTAATAATGGTAGTGGGGCTACTTTCCCTGAGTATAGCGGGTTGTTAATAACGGAAAATGGAGCAGGGAACTCTAATATTTTTTTTAGTGGCGAAGCTGCAACATCAAATTTTTATCAAGCGTCAGCCGCTTTCCCGTTTAGGTTAAAAATTTATATGAACGGGGTAAATACTTTGGTTTTTTCACCACTATCAACCATGAAAGTAGTATCAGGGGTAGGCGGCACGGGCGTAGCTCCTATTTCAAAAACAAGTCTTGCTATAGGTAATAATGCGAGTGCTGGAGGGAGATTCTGGAATGGGGATATATGTGAAATACTGGTATACGATACTGCATTATCTGACGCTGATAGAGGGTTGGTTGAGGGTTATTTAATTACAAAATATGCAATATGAAAGATATTTATTCATACAAAGATTGTCACATAGCTCCAGTTATTAAAGACTTGGACGGCAAAAAAGGAATTGTGACAGGGTACTTTTCACACTTCGGCAATGTAGATGCTGATGGTGATATTATTGTACAGGGTGCTTTTAGTAAGACAATAAACGAAAACGGGCCTAAGTCAAGTAAGTTCAGAATAAAACATTTGTTCAATCACGATCCTTCTAAACCGTTGGGAGTTATTCAGGAACTTAAAGAAGATACTATTGGACTTTACTACGAATCTAAAGTAGGCACACATGGTCTTGGACAGGACTTTATTAAGATGGTTGATAGTGGATTAATAAGTGAGCATTCAATCGGATTTCAGACAATGCAGTCTAAAGAGATACAGTCTTATGAGGAATATCAAAAGAACAAAGAGAAGGGATGGAAAGAAATTACACAAATTAAACTTTGGGAAGGTTCGTCTTTATCAGCATGGGGGGCAAATGAAATGACCCCATTAACAGGGATGAAGGATTTAAAAGATAAGAGTGAACAGATAGCAAAGTTTTGTAAAGATTCAAGTGCAACAGATGAGACTATCGAAATGCTTTTATTATACAATAGTCAATTAGTACAACGAATAAACGATTTACAGACCAAACAACCGGCATCGTTACGAGAGGAAACGCCTATTCAAACGCCCGCCATTGTTACGGAGGAAATCAAAAAGGACATAGACACATTTATAAAAACTGTGACTTGTCCAAGCTGTTTCGGACAGACGTACAACACTCAGGCAGAAAAAGGCTTTTGTAAATGCCATAAGTGTACTGCAATGTTCGCAGCAGGGAGCAAATTATATTTTAAACCGTAAATTTTTAACAATGGACGACAACATGAATTTAAGTCTTCAGCAACAAATACAAAGTATGCTGAAAGCAACAAAAGAAAGCCTTGAGCTTGCTACTAAAGAGCAGCTTCAGGGAATTGTCCTTTCTGTTGAGACAATAAACCAACAGATAGCAGCTTTGGCTCCTAAGAAAGACATTGAATTGATTGGTCAACTGAAAAAAGACGTTGATACTCTTAACGAGAATCTTCAAAAGAATCAGACATTTATTGACAACTTCATCGCAGATCAGGACAAGAAGAAAACAGAACGTCCAACTTTTAAGGATGGTTGGAAAGGGATGCTTGATTCAAACATCTTTGCTAAGAAAGAAGATGAAATCGTTAAGATGTCAAATGACAGGAACCTGAATATGTCAATGAGTTTGAAAGTGGCTACAATGCTTTCTACCAATGCTATCACAGGTGATGTTCAGCATTCATACAATCCACGTCAGGGTCTTGTGCCTTCTCAGAAATGGAACTTCAGGGATATTTTGAATACTACACAATCTCCTACGGGTTCATTCGTGACCTATCGTGAGACAGGTACAACAGGTTCAATAAGTGTTCAGACTGAAGGTGAATTGAAAACACAGA